TACTTTCAGTATGTTTGCCACTTCCTGTAGGGTATATAGCTTAATATCCGTCATTTGTTGCCGCTCCTTTCTATGTATTCTTCCAGCAGGTTGTTTATAAGGTCGTTCATGCTTAAGCCCTGCGCCTGCGCTTCTGCCTTAAGCCGTTTTTTTATGGAAGGTCGCACAAGTAACTGCATGCGCTCGCTTTTTGTTTCTTTTACAAGCCTGTAGCCTTCTGGTATTGTCTGATCTGCTGCCTTTTCGTCCTTCTGATCCTGCTGTGCCGGTGCTGGGCTGTCCGGCTCCTGCGCCATGCTCAAAAAAGCATCTGCAGGATTTTTGCGTTTTGCCTTGCTAAACTTGCTTGCCATAGCTTCCCCCTTTCTTATTTGCCTTTAAGGAATTGCGTAATAAACTCTGTATAATCTTTGGCGGCGTTTGATTTGGGCGCATATGCGAAAATGTCCTGCTGTAGTGCCTGCGCTTCCTTTATCGCCGTACATTCTCTTATAGGCGTGCTATACAGCTTTGTATGCATCTGCTTTGCCATTTCTTCAAGGTCTGTGCGCATGTCCTGCGATATGATAGCCCTGCTGTTGTATCTGGTCAGTAATATGCCGTCTATTTTCAGCTTGGGATTTGTATATTTGCGTACTGCGTCCAGCGTGTCTTTTAATAGCCCTATTCCTTGCAGGCTGTGTATTTCAGCCTGCGCCGGTATGATTACACGGTCTGCAGCGGTCAGTGCGTTTGTTGTAAGGATCCCTAAAGCCGGTGGCGTGTCTATGATGATGTAGTCATACTTTAAGCCTTCTATAGCTTCTTTTAGCCGGTATTCCCTGCCGGTGTCCTTTATAACAATGTCGGCTGTAGCCAGATCAGCGCCGGCTGGTATGATGTCGCCCTGATCTGTGCTTGTTATGGCTTCTTCTGCAGATACTTGCCCTGTCAGCATTTCCATTGCGGTTATTTCTGCTTCTTCTGCTCCTGTGTCAAAAGTTAGATTTGTCTGGCTGTCAAGGTCGATAAACAAAACCTTCTTACCCTTCTGCTTTAGCCCTGCCCCCAAAGCGTGTGCCGTGACGGTTTTACCCACGCCGCCACGCCTGTTAACTATTGCTATTACTTGCATGTTTTGCCCCTTTCTCTATCGGTGGTAAATACTACATGTTGTGGTTGGCTGTTCTTTTCGCTTCTTCCGTTTTGTCCTTCGCTCAAAAAAGCCTTATTTTAAGCGGTTTGCAGGATTTTTAACTATTCGTCAAAGAATTGTTTGTGGAATAGTTAAGCCCTTGCATTGCTTTCGATATACAGCCCCCTCAATTAGCATATTATAAAATATTATAAAATGCAAGTGTTTATTATAAATTATGCGCCACATAAAAAGGGCACGCATAGTGCCATGCCCTTTATTTGCCCCTTTTTAGGCTTATACAGCCGTTTTGTGCCTTTAAGGTATAAAATGTGCGCTTGTGCCGTTTGGGCGTGTATATGGCGCTCGCAGGCGGTGTGTTTTCGTTGCAGTCGCATTTTTCGCCATAGTCCAGATTAGCGCCGCAGTTTTCACAAGTCCAATAATCCCTATTTTTCATTTGTTCGCAAATTCCACGCTTCTATAGCGTCCCTACATTCTGGGCTGTCCCAGTCCTCTTCTGCAGGATTTTCTGCACAGTTGTAAATTTTGCCTTGTGATCCGCAGATATTGCACTTTACGAAAACAAAATAAGTGCGTAGCCTGTTGCTATAGTTGGCACTCAAGCCAGAAGCGCCGCCGCAGTGTGGGCATGTTTTAATGTTCATGTGTTCGTGTCCTTCCTTAAATCCTTGCAGGCTCTACGCCTTCCATTTTTTCTATCTGATCCCTGTTGTACCATGTCGGGCTATCGTCCCTAACGCCGTCTGAAACAATTACAAAATTATCAGTAAAACAGATTAGCTTATTGCATAAGGGTTCGTTGTTGCCCTTTATGTATATGCTTTTTATATTAAAAAATCTGCTTGGCACTATAGTTTTAACCATGCTTTGCCCCCTTCCTTTTTCTGTATTCCTTCATGTAGCCCCGCATCTTGTCCCGCATGTAGTCTGGGTTGTCGTCCAGCCAGTGCAGGCGGTTCTTTATGCGCCCTGCTTCTCTACAGGATAAACTGCAGTATTTCTTACAGCCCCTTGCCGTTTCAAAGGATCTGCCACAAATGGCACATGTCTTGGTCATTTTTCACCCCTTAAATAAAATTACTTGCCCATTGTGCAAACTTTAGCGCATTGCTTTCACGCTTTGGAAGGCGTGCCAGTTCCCCGCCGTCCGTGACTTTATCGGGCGCAGGTGGTGTGTTGCTTACAAGTCCGTTTACGTCATAATACCCACTTACTGCAGTGCTTTGGCTTTGTATCCATTCTGCAAACTTTTCGGCGTTTGTCTGGGGCGCCTTCTGTCGTGTCTGCTCCTGCCGTTCAGTTCGGTAAGCGTTTAACGCTTTTGCCTGGGCTATTATTTCTTCTTCTGTTTCGCCTGTAAGAAGATTTGCTGGAATATCAGCCAGTTCTGCTATTTCATCTCGCAGGCTTTTTGTTGTGGTTTCTGTTACGTGCATGTGTCTTTTCCTCCTGTTTTCTGTTTTTGATAAATTCAGCACAGCTTCTGCAGGTGTTTCCGTTTCCGGCTGCAGGCTTGCCACATATGATGCAATATCTTGGTATTTGACGCCGCATAATGTCCCTTTTTACGTCCCTTTTATCTTGCACAACTAACCAAACTACAGTACCCATAACCATTACCCTATACGCATTTGTCTTGTAGGATCCCTGCGGGAAGACTTAACGCCCCACAAAGCCAAACTGCATGCTTCTACAGGCGCACAAGTACTACCGCCAAAACCAAAGCCCCCGCTTATCTGTCTTTTTGTTGCTGTTATTGCGCTTTCCCGCAGTTCCGGCTGTCCTGCATACCATGTTATGCTTTTTTCGTGCAGGTCGTTTATAAGCATCTGCGCTGCCGTCACTACGTTCTGGGCGCTGGGCTTAATAATGCTATTTTTTATGCGCCATGTGTCTTTCAGTTTGTCTATAAGCACGTCTGAACCATTGCGCCCGTCAATAACTACGCATGATGTTTGGCTGTAGCGCTGGTTTAGCCAGTCTGCCAGCCATTGCAAGCCGTTGCCGGTTGGCTCTACCGCTATAAGCTCTATGCGTGTCTTGCCCTGTCGTGGCATTACACAGCCTGCCAGTACTACTTCTGCGCCGTCTGGTGTAAATTTCACGCCGTAGGCTGTCTTGCCGGTAGGGTGTGGCTCATTGCTTATGCAGGCGTCCCATGCTTCTGCGCTTATTGCCGTTTCCGTAACGGCTTCTGCGATCTTCTGCCAAAAGTTCAGCCTTTCCCGTGCAAAGCCGTCTGCGCTTAATGTCTTTGCTTCTTCTTCTGTAAATTCTTCTGTCAGCCTGTAGCCTAAAGCGGGGTTACACTCATACCATAACTTTTTGTCTGTTATGTCTATGTCTGTTATTTTCTCTGCTGCCACTCCCCATTCATGCCAGCAAAAATGCCCTTTTTCGCCCCGTCCTGCGCTCGCTATGCACGCATCACGAAAACGCCTAAACACTTCCGCACTACAGCCCATATAAGGCGCTGTGCCGGTGTATATGATCTGCCTTGTGCCTGTTACGCTACTTGCAAGCGTGCTTAATATGCTTTCTAATTGTTCGTCTAATAGTTCCTGACTTTCATCAAACACTACAAGGCTTATGCCGTCATAACCTCGTGCCGCCTGTCTGCTTCTGGCTGTAAATTCAATAATGCCGCCGTTGTTCAGTTCTATGCTTTCTTCTCCTATGCCGTAACGGATCTGTTTAACGGCGCTTATAATTTCAGGGTGTCGCTTGTCTGTGAACATGTTAACTAAACGCCTAAACGCTTTCTTGCAGGTTCGCATTTGGTGTGCCGTGTGTAGTATGCGTTCGCCGTTAATGACAAGTCCGTAAAACTCCCTGCACTCAATACATACATTTTTCCCATTCTGCCTGCTGACGCTTAATCCGGCACTTGTTACGGCATAGTTTCCGGCACTGTCCTTGCATAACCATGCGTCAATAACAAGCCTTTGCCACTCGTCCAGCGTCACGCCATAAGCCTGCATAAGCATTGCAGCGCCGGTGCCGTCCGTTTCTGTCCAGTCTGGTTCTATTCGTATTCGTG